ATGTTATTCTTAACAGTTAATACTGATAAGTGTCCGTCAAAATCATCTGCTGCAGTATTCAATGATGGAGCAGTGTTTGCTGCATCTGCTGCAATAACTGTGTCCCATAATCCCATTTCTACAATCGGCACACCTTGGTATGCTAAGTTTTTAGTTCCATCAGTCATTGAGATGTAAGCTAATTCTTGACCACCTGCAGATAAAGTTGCTCGGTAGTTGTCGCATAATGAACGAGATGCAAAGAAAACTAAGTCTGCTCTGTTTTCTAAACCTTCATCTGGCATAGCGTCTAACTGTGCTTGGAAAGTATCTTTTGCTTTATCTGTTGCTAATGTACCTGAAGTGATATCAAGTTTTTGTCCTGCAGGAAGTCCTGCTAAACCTTTTAATATACCAGTGTATGCGTTGTAGTCAGCAGAACCTGAAGCTGCATCTCCAAACCATAATTGTCTTTCTAAATCTCTCTTTACTCCTGTTAACATAAGTGTAGCTACAATCTGTTGTAAAACTGTACCTGATATGTCATCTTTGTTAAGACCTAATCTTAACACTTCTCCTTTTACAGAGTTCCAGAATGCTCCACCTGCTTGTTCTACTTCTGCTTCCATTCTTGCTACAGAGATAGTTCTCTGAGTGTAAGATGCTGAACCTGTTGCTGCTGAGAAACCTGAAGCTTCTGCTTTAGTAATTTTCTCATAACTTCCAAACTTGTCTAGTTTCTGTGAACTTGTTACTCCTGTCAATATCTCAAAGTAGTCTAATGCTGAATTTCCTACAAACAAAGGTTGCATGAAATATTTTTGTGCATCTTCTTTAGTGTACGACAGTGCGTGTGTAATTAAATTTGCCATTTTCTTTTTCTTTTTTTACTTATTAATTATTATTTATTTTTTAAAACTAAATGCTGAATCATCACCTAAAATAGTTGCTGCATCTGACCAAGGGTCGTTCTTTTTTGGTTCAGTTACAATAACAGGGTCTTCAGTTTTTTCAACTTCTGAAGGAGTAGCATTGTGCTTATTGATTTCTGTTTCTAAATTTTCCTTTTCTTCAGTTAAAGTTTTTATCGTTTCCTCCATAGTAAGATTCAATCCTTTAATATCCTCTAACTCAGAGTGTATAGAATCAACTTCAGTTATTTTTTCAGAAAGGTCAACTATCTGGTTTTGAATAGATTCTTCATCAATTATTTTAACTTCTTTTGGTTGTTCTGATATGAAAGCTTTAATAGTTTCTTTCAATTCTCCCAACATGTTTGCTAAATTCTCCATACTATCTTCTTTTAAGTTATACTGTTTTTCTACCCATTCAGGTACTTTATTTGTAATTGTATTAAGGTCAAAATGTGCTGCAACTTTAATTGCTTCTGTTACATTATCTATTAGCCCTACATTCTGTGCTTCAGCACTTGTAAACCAAGTTTCTTCATCCATCATTTTGATTACATCCTTTTCTGCCATATCTGTTTTACCTGCATAAATTGAAACCATTTGTGTTTTCATCTTATCAAGTAATTCAGCTCTTTTCTTTAAATCTTTGCTTTCCCCTTGCATTCCTGCACTTGGGTTGTGCAACATAATTAGTGAGTTTTCTGAAGCTGATACAGTATCACCAGCAAGCATAATTATACTAGCCATTGATGCTGCTAATCCTTCAATCTCTACACTAACTTTTCCTTCGTGTTTTAATAAGGCATTATAAATTGCCATTCCTTCAAAGACATCTCCACCAACTGAATTGATTCTAACTACAATGTCTTTCCCTTTTGATTCGTCCAACTGTGCAATAATACTTTTAGCTTCTGAGCCATAAGCACCTATTACATCATATATTAAAATTTCTTCCATAGTCTTTTTTTATTTTTGCTAAAATAGATAATCTTCATACCTTATCTACGAAGTTTTTAACGATAAACATTATTCTTACTTTGAAACTTCTTTTGATATTCATATATAATAGTCTGTATCTGTCTTTCTGATAAGTTATATTCTATACTTATATCCATAAAGGTATGATTCATGTGACCTTCATTCTTTTTCAACTGAACATAAAAGTCGTATATTATTAAATAGTTTCTTACTACTATTGGTTTAATCAAACCATTCTGAGTCAGGTGAAATATTACATCCTTGATGGTAGGGTCGTCCCCAAAGCGTAAGTAAAGTTCTTCACTTACTAAATCACAGTATCTAACAACTTCATCTATATGATTTCTCTTTCCCATATATCAAATAAAATGAAACTCCAAAACTTTATTATAGTATCTCTACATTCCTCACACTCTATCTCACTATCTTTAAAAGATTCCATTGAAAAGTTTTCGTTATAAGCGTGAAACAACTTTGTTATATATTTGGTATGATGCTTTCCATGTTGTGAGAAGTAAGCAGCGTTGTTTTCAAAATAGAGATGTATTTTATCTCTATCCTTGTTGCTAATCTTACTAGCTTCCTGTACTACCACTTCTTCTTCGGACATCTCTTTGCTTTTACCTTAATCACTGATGATATTGGACATTTGCAAATAGAACAACCATCACCATCAAATATAACCCAATACTTATCACTTTTATATTCACAACTATTACATATCTTTAGTCTTTCTTTTCTTTCGTCAATTTTAGTAAATAAATTCCACATAACCAACTACTTTATTTTTTTTTACATGAACACCAACCAAGACAAATAGTGTTTAATGTTAACATTGATAATAAATTGCATAATAATCTTTTCATAATTCTTTTATTTTTTAATTAAAAACTTGCTCTACTTTCTTGTATTCCAACAGTTCGTTGCGTACCAGTAACCTCACTTTCTACCATTACTACCTCTTGACTGGTTAACGACTCTGATATTCTTGCTATATCTGTAGCACTTAACATATCTCTTGTCATAGCTTCTGCTGCTAATTTTTGTGCATTAACAATTCCACCATCAGCAAAAGCAATACCTCCTCCTGCTTGATTAATGGCAGATAATTCATTTCTATACATAGCAGTGGACGCTTTATTAATTATTGCTTCCCCTCCTTCTGCTTCCATTATATGACCTCCTTGTGAGAATTTAATTCCACCAGTAGCGTGACTTGGTCCTGAGAACATACCTCCTCTCTTAAACGAACCTCCCTGTGCTATACCTCCTTTTTCAAACTTAGGTATTATCATTCCTTTTGCTGACTTAACATATTTTGTAGCATCAATAGCTTGAAGTTGCATAGCAGTCATTGCTATCTGTGCAGCAATTAATAGACCAGTCATTATTCCGAAGTCAAGTTTTGGTACATCTGCTGCAATTCTCATAATAGCCATTGCTCCAGATATTATTGCCTGTTGTCTTTGAACTTTCTTGTTTCTATTGAAGGCTTCTTCTTCTATTATAGCTTTCTTATCATCATACTTTTTATCAATGTCCTCCAATGCTTTTCGCTTCTCCTCATCATTCATAGTCTCCCACTTAGCAGACTCTTTAAGCATCTTCTTCTCGTCTTTTCTTTCCTTTTCTAAAACTTTTAATTTCTGATTTGATTCTGCTTCTGCTAGTGCATTATTTGCAGAAATCAATCCACCTATAGCTTGTAAAGATTGCATAGTTGTATCATATACTGCAGCACCTCCATCTTCACCAAACATGTTAGTTAGAAGACTTGCCCTTCCTCCATCATCACTAAGTGAGGAGTTTTGAACATCAGCAATAGCTTCTTTAAGTTTTGCTATCCTTGCAAGTTGGTCTTCGCTTAAGTTAGCATTTGCTTCTGCTTCTAACAGTATCAATCTAATACTTTCTTGTGCCCATTTTACTTTTACTTGACCAGCTTCTTCTTCAACACCCTTTTTCCCCTTCAACATATCCATATTCTTTTTCAGACCTGCTACCTCCTCTGTTTGTTTTGCAATAGCATCCTGTATGGTTTGGGTCTTAACTACTTTAGCTTGTGTAGTTAGTGCAGTAAGTCTAGCAATTTCTTTTTCTAATTTAATATATTCCTCACTTCCCCTATTTTCATCTCTCATTAATCTAGTGAGTTCCTTTTTCTTGAGTGCAATCTGATTAAGAGTGTCCTCTGACATAGCATAAACAGAGGTCTTATCCATCTCTACCTTTGTGTCTTTCTTATTCGTTTGAAGATATTTATTTAATTCTGCAGTAGCTGATGCTATCTTCTCTTGAAGCACTCTTTGTTTTTCACTCATTACAGTAATCTTGTTTGTTGCAGCATGAGTCCCTATTGAGTAATTCATTAATTGTTTGTTAACATTTTCGTACTGTGCTTCTTCTGCTAATGACCTACGCATCCTTTCTTCATACTGCCACCAAATCTCATCACTATCTCTTTTGTTCTGCTCCATCCAATCGTCCTGCATTTGTGTCTTAACACCCTGAAGTCTTGTGTATTCTTTCTCTGCATCATTAAGGACTGTTTGAACATCTCCTCTAAGACCTGTCAGTGTAAATAACTCCTCCTCTAATGCCATCTGTTCTTTTGTTACTTCAAGTAGTTGTTCTTGAGATGCTTGTAGTACAATCTTTGCTTTCAATGCTGCCATAGCACCATTATAAGCACCTTCTAGTTGTTTAGCCATTCCTGCCTCATCAGACATAAACTGTAATGTAGTACCATACTTGTCATTCATGGTATCTATGGCTGCTTGCTTTTGTTGTCTACTAGATGTTTCACTTAATATAGTATCATTAAGTATATTAAGCTTGGCTATTTCAGTATCAAGATGTTCGTCTGCTCTTATTTGTATGTTATCAAGGTTTTCTAGTGTCTTAGTATATCTGTCTTGCTCAGTTGCTGCTGCTTCTGTTGCTTCAGCACTATCCCATAACATAGCTACTGCACCTGCTAATAGCGAAGCAAACAATACATAAGGATTTGCCTTAACTGCTAAGTTTAATGCCTTTTGCTTTATTGTTGCTTGAGTAATTGTGCCGTTCATTACTTTTTGAATAACATTTGCTGCTACTACACCAACTTGATATGTCCCCCAAGCTACTGCTCCTGATTTTAATACTCTACCTATAGTCTGAGCATGTGAGATAAGAGTGGACATTGTGTTTATTACATTAGCAAAGATAGGTTTGAGTTCCTCCCCTAACAAAACCTTTTGAGCAGTCCATTCTGCATTTAATCTTGCTTGTGCTTGTTCTAATGTTTCCTGTTGCATAACTACTGCTTCAGAAAGTGAACTACTTTCACCATAGTCCATATTAACTTGTTGAAGGATAGCGTCATAATCTGCTAACTGAGCAGTACCTAATGCACCTACTCCTGTTAGTGCTTGAACATTTGGTATAAGTTTAGCTAAAGCATCTACATCTTCTTCTGCTGCCTTACTAATCTGTCCCATGATTTTCATAAGACCATCTGCCTGTAATCCACTAGCTCCATACGATATACCTAGTCTATCAAATTCTTTTCTAGCACCCTCTGCTGGTTTCATAAGTGCTGAGATGGTAGCCCTAAGGGTACTTGTTGATATATTGGTGTTTAATCCCTGCTTTGTAAGGACTGCCATAGCTGATAATAGTTCCTGATAGCCTAGCCCTGCTTGTTTTGCAATAGGAGCAACTTGACCTATTGAATTTGAGAGTTCCTCAACAGTAGTCTTACCAAACTTCTGAGCAGTAAAGAAAGCACTTGCTACTTGCTCTGCTTCACTAGCTTCTAACCCGAAGGCATTCAATACTGTAGTAATACCATCCGTTGCAGTAGTCAAATCAGTAACACCACCAACTGCTAATCTTGACGCAGTTTCCAGAAACCCTACTGCATCTGCTGCTGGTACTCCTGCTGATACTGCATCAAATAATGCCTTATTAACATCATCAATCTGCAATCCAAACTCCTTCATTACATCTAATGTTCCTTCTTTTAAGCTAGTACCAAACCTCTCAATATCACCTGTATTCATTAATGAAAGAACATTTGTCAGCCCTTTTTCAAACCTACCAAAGTCTGCACTTACAACAGTTATCACCCTAGATATTGCTTGGAAGGCAACAATAGCACCCCCAACTGCCATACCAATAGAAGCAAACTTGTCTTTCATACCACCTAATGCACTTGTATAGTTTCCTACATTTCTTTGGTTATTTCCTATTGACTGGTCAAAAGACTTTAACTTATCATTGTTAGCTTTATACTCAGCTTTCATTTCCTGCATAGCCTTTGTCTTGGAGTTCATACCTCCTTTAGTGGCTTTCATTGATGTGAGTAGTGCTTTGTTCCTTGCTACTAATGAATTATATGAACCATCTAGCTTCTTAGAAACTGTAGCTTGATTAATTATTGCTTTTGATTCTAAGTTTCTTTCACTTCTTAACTGTTTTAATTGAAGTTTTGTGTTGACTATATTCTTCTGATGAATTTTCTGCATTCCTGCATTCTTCTTCCCAGCATTAGTCATGCTCTTTAACTTCTTCTCGTTATCTGTTATTGCTTTCTCTAACTGATGAAGTTTATCAGTACCTAGTACCTTAATATCTATTATCTTACTTATCTTATCACTCATATCTTATCCTTTTATTACTTTTGTTACAACCTTTCCTGTATCATCTTCTGTAAATAAATCTATTACATTCCCTGACGAGTCATGTGTCACCATACTTGATCCACCACCCGTATCTCCAAAGCTAATAGTACCATCTGAGCCAACAGTCAATATATTTCTCTTGTCTGTTGCAGATGTACCTCCCCCTATAATTAAAATTGCATCATTATCAACCTTGTTATACTGACCTAAAACTATTTGATTTTGCTTATGAGTTGTTAAGTTAGTTCCCAAAACTATACTACCATTGTTATCTGCATACTTATTGTTTCCACGCAAAGCAAGTCCTTGCCCTCTAGCTTTCTTCTTACCTCTACCTGACGAGTATTTTCTTTGCACTCCAGATGATTTTAAACCTTTAGTCTGACCTGAATTTGTAGTTGATTTCTTTATAGAGTCAGTAGCAAGAGACAATTCATCTCCACTTGTTGTAGGTCTTTGCATATCAACAGGACCTTGGTGTGGAGCATCATCTACCTGAAACTGTATAAGTTCTACAAATGTAGGTTCGTCAATATGGGGTTTATAATCTATTACCTTATGAACAATCCAATAAGAATCATTCCCAGCAGTATTATCTGTTATTCTAATTACTTTTCTTAAATCTAATTGAGATATATCTTTCGGAGTCAAGTGTATCTTAACTTTCTTCATTCTAGGAGCTAAACTAAGTCTCTCAATCATTTTCTGCCAAAACTTAGTATAAAGTCCTTTACTATTAAAAGTTGCAGCAGCAGCTGTAACATCATTATCTGCCCAATCTAAATTTTGAGTCCATCCAATACCTGCATCAATACTGTAATGATAGCTTTGAGCTAAAGGGTAACTACTTTCAATCCAACTAGGACTATTACTACTATAACTACACCAAGCTTGACCATTCCATTCTTTCATTCCTTCATAAGATAAACATCTTAATGTATGTCCTAGTGACCTTTCTGGCTTATCAACTTCCCCTATTGCATCTACCCATTCATCTACTATCAAAGGAATCCAAGGAGCTCCTACAAAGTTGTCACTAAGCTGATAGTCTAATATCATTTTAGTTGGAGCAAATAACTGAACAGGATATTCTTTCTTGTCAGGTAAAAATGAGTCTCCTAATGTCACAAGTAAAGATAGAAAAGGGTTTTCTAATTCTTGTTCTAATTCTGACACATAACCATCAACTGAACCTCCATACTTAAATAAGTTCTCGTTAGAAAGTATATCTGTCATTAAAGTTGTCTTTGCAGGAAGGTTAAACGCTACCTTATCAGACCAGTCTAAAATTGATTTCTTATCATCATCATAAAAGCTATCATAAGGTTCTACATACACAGTCTTTGATGTGTCATCAGTCCACCAATGTAAATTAAACATTTCCGTCATAGCTTGTATCAGTTCTATCTTTTTAATATCACAAGGTAGTTGGTCTATTAATCTAAACTCATCATCTATTGTTGCAACACCACTTCTTTCTATAGTGATAGTTGTTGGTCTAACACCCCAGTTTCCAGTCGTAGGCCATCCAATTATATCCTCGCACTGTGGACTTAAGAAAGACATCTTCTCAGCAAGAGAACTAACTAAACAAGTGTCCCATGCACCTGCTCCAAACCAAGAACCATTTGCCAATTCCCACTTTACATATATTCTATCTCCTGCGTTTAGAGTCATAGCAGTTGCATTTAGGTTAACTTCTCTATATGCATGATATAATGTGTTTGCTGAATTATTTGGGGACATAACTGCAGTTCCGTCATCTATTATATTTTCTACTCCCCCTTGATTATGTATAAGAGTAGCTACTACATCTGCTTCTGGGCATGTTATAAAAGATAATTCAACTGTTATATCATACATAGTAGTCAAAGGACAAACCCAGTCATAGTCTACCCATTGTATCATATCACCAATATTATGCTGACAGTTATAACCCCAATTCGGAGTTCCAAAAGTTCCGTAATAATAATCAAAGTTATAAAAGCCCATACAAGAAGGTGTTAGTGCATTAGATACATCTGTAATCTCTACATCAAAAGGAATCTTCTGACTATATGAACCTTCGTGTGCAGCATTCCAAGGCAATCCAGAATAAGGACAACCAGGCGGGTCAGCAGAAACAAATTCACTATCCATAGCAAAGCGAAATATACCTTCATTCCAAAAATAATGAAACGGAACTAAGTTACCATTTGAATCTGTAAAACTATATGTCTCTGGATTAATAGGGTCTCCAAGAGAGTTGAATGAATTCTTACATTTAGCAGCTCCTACAAATTCTGCTTTAGCTTCTTGAATTGCTAAAGATGCTGGTAATGCTACAAAGTTACTCCAGTCTGTTGGTATAATTAGTTTCTTAAAATCGATAGTCTCAAAAAAGAGACTTTGTATCTGATACCCTGCTTCTTTAAAATAATGTTCTAACAAGGGCTTAATGAACAATGCTGGGGTTTGGTCTACCAAATGTATTTTCTTTCCACCAAACGGAACATAATCATGACTATAAGCTCCCCAACATATTACAGGTATACAGAAGTTTCCATCATCAGAGTTTGTAGTGGTGTCATTTATATGCTTCCATAAATTGTTATTCCATGTGTACTCAATCATATCATCATAGCTATTAATATCACACATGTATTCTTGATTAAATTTTCTTGCCCAATTATTATTGTCCCCTAAAATCGTTACAGAATACGAATCTATCACATCAGTTGAGATGATTGCCTTAACCTGTAGACTCCCTTGTATAATTATAGAGCCACTTGCCTTAACCCTTACTTTTATATTATTATCAATAAAAGGTATAACATCTTCCAATCCATCAAACCCTACTTGTCTAAGTAATTGGTTATTGTTAGAAGTTGCAGGAATCTTGATGGTCTTTGAATAAGAACCTGTATTACCTGATATATTATTAACATTCTTAATACCAAAATTAATAGATAATGGAAAAGAAGTGCCATCATATAAGTCTAGCGAACCTAGTGACTTGTCATGTTTATACCAAACCTTATATATCTCAATGTCTATATCGTGAAAAGCCATTAGCGTTGTGTTATTACTTGGTTAGACAATTGCAAAGCTAATTTCATTTGCCCTGTTTTCTTACCCTTGTACTTTCTAACTGCTTTCTTACTTGTGCATACTGCTGCTTGTAGCTCTCCGTTATCTGGACTTTCTATCCATATCTTAGGACTTGTATATATTTCTGACAACCAATTAAGAATAATACTTGCTTCGTGTCTACTTGTTACAGTTAAAGTGTCCTGTGCTTTTATATTAACAGAGCCTCTAATCCTAGTCTTTTGTCCAAAAGTATTATTTTGCTGAAAGCCAAGTGATAATTCATCTTCTGACTCATGTCTTCTATATCCTAATCTTCTTTGAAATACCTTTGACTTTATTGTAGTTTCTTCTATCAACTCAGCATCAAAAGTGTAGCCATCAATACCTCCTTTTCTATTCTTCCAATAAACTCTACATCTTTCTTGGGTACAACAGTTTCTTTTTACTTCATAACAATTTGCAGGTGTTACTTGAACTCCAGTATCATTCTCCAGCCAATAACATATCTCAGTTATCAGATGACTACTCTCATAAGCATCCCAAACAGAGCCACCTATAAAGTCTATTATATTCTGAGGACCAACACCAAGAGAATTAACTCCTTTTGGTAAAGGTCCTGATAAGTCTATATCTGCAGAGGTTACACCATTAGCAAGAGTAACATTTCCTATTAATTTAACTCCTGAAGCTAGAACAAACGCATGTATATAATCACTCTCACTCTTACATAGAGTCATTCTTGAGTACCTATCACCATTCGGTCTATTAGAAAGAAACCTTCCTTCCTCCAAACCTGTTAAAGATGTTATTCTACACATATCTATCCAGTTATATTGAGTTTTTCCAAATGTCTGTGAATGAGTAGTTGCTCCATCTATAGCATAAGCCGAATTAGTGTTATACCATTGAGACTGGTTCGTATTATAATACAAATAACCATCTGAATCTGTGAACTCCTCAACACATGTAAGTCTCCACCAAATATAGTTGTCTGGTAAGTATAAAGAACCTCCTTCTTCTAATCCCCTAATATTAGTTTTAACATAGTCTATTAAGATTTGACTAGGGTCTATATAAAATCTCATGTTATTACTCCATGTATAAGGTTGTCTTAACAATCCTGTTATGTTCTGCCAGTTATTAGCAGTAAAGTTATACTTCTGAACCTTATATACTATATTTGTTGCTCCACTAGTGCTTCTAAGCTCCCACAGAAATGGTCTACTTACATCATATAAAACTGATTGTGTTCCTAATTCTTGTATTGCCATATTATAATTTTTTTAACATTAACTCAACTTCTTCACTGAGTTCTTTATTTATTATTGCGTCTATCTTGCTTCTACTATTATTAATTGCCTTATCTCTAAATCCTATTCTACTTTTATCAAACCTACCTCCTCTTGTAGGCATACCTTTCTTCCCATGAGTATAAGCAATAGCATAAGCTATACCTCTTATTACTTTATCACTTCCTGCTACACCTTTTCTACCTAACCATTCTATAAGTGCTGCTATTCTTGGTGGTGCAAATGGAGATTTTATAGCACTTGCTCTTACTCCCTTATCTACAAAAGTCCAATAGTGATTGCCCTCAACAGATACACTGTCAGGTGCTTGTGTCTTTACCTTCATACTTTTAATTAATCCACCAGCTCTTGCCTGTCTTCCTTGCCTAATGAGTTCAGTGCCGAAGGCTACTGCAAATGCCTCTCCTATTAATCTAAGTGATTTTCTTTCCATTAGTCTGTTACTTGCCCACTGTTTTCTGCTAAACAGAATGAATATTTATTTAATTCTATCGTTATCACAAGCCCTATTAAGTCATCATTAAACTCTCTTGATACCCTGTCTATAGTCCAACCACCAGTCAGTATATATTTATGTTCGCTATCAATAACTAGAGCTTGAATAGTGGCTTTAAACTTTTCTAACAAACTATCAAAGGTTTTTTCTAAGTCAGTATTACTATCTGTGAATGTAGCAGGTTTAACATCATACATGTGAAATACGAGTGTAAGTGTTTCATCATTAGTATATACATCTGTAAAACGACTAGAAGGTGGTAATAACATCAACAAAGGGTAGTCAGTATTATGAGATGCGTTTATCTCTCCCAAATAACCAAACTTCCATGTATCAAAGTGACCTGTTCTTGCTACTCCTATGTCTATACTTAACTGTTCTATATCTATTATCATTATCCTTTATTTTTTTGTGCCTTTTGGGCTAATTTTTGATATTCTGATTTATATTCACTCTGTGCTGCCTTCCAACTCATATATGTTAATACTTCCCAAACTCCTGCATGTTCTACACTCTCTATTGGACTCCACTTATATGGTTTACTAAACACTCCATCTAATGCTACATCATAAATTGAATTTAACCATCCATACCCGTCTATGATGTGAGCAACTTTTCTTCCGATTCCCGTTCCTTTGCCATATAGGTTAGGATATTTTGCCCGTATGTCCTGTTCCATTTGGACAAAAAAAAAGCGAACTTCATAACGATGTCCATTGTTAGATTTTCAAACAACTCCTCCCTTTCATCTAAATCATAATCTTCTTTCTTTTCCTTATGCCTCTTACACATCACTGCCATCTGCCTAGCTATATAATTAAACTTCCCTGCTACATCCTTATTCAATAGTGCTTCTATCTGTTTAACTTCTGAGTATTCCCCAAATGATACCTTTTCTAGTTTCAGTGTAGGAAAATAGTATGCCTCTCCTTCATATACAAATGAAGTCCCTTCATAGTCATCAGTAAACTTTTCCTTATCTAACATATTGTTAAACAATGCCAGAACCTGTTGTGCTTTTACATTATCTATCCTATGTGCTTGATTAGGTTTTATATCTAACAACTCTGCCAATACCTCAACTGCACACTTCTGCTCATTCTCCTGCAACTTAACTATATCTTCTTCTTGTAAGTCATACTTATATAAGACATTCCATATCTTTTTAAAGTCCTTTACCTTTATCTCACTATAAGACTGAGGAATTTTCTTTATCTTACCATCTACTTCTAGTCTAATCATATTTGCAAATTTAATTTAATAATTCGTTTTACTTACGCACTTTTTACTTAACCATAATAGGTAATCTTATTCTGACCTAATTCGTAGTACATACGCATCATCATAGCATCACCATAATCTGGACTTCTACCTAGTAATTGTTTTATCTTGTCCTTTCTTATAACTCCAACTTTTGTTGTATCTACATCTATCTTATCTATTTTCATTATCTCTAATTCTTCCAACAAAGGTTTCTTTACCCTTATATCTTTTATATATATCTGTCCTTTATTGAC